AAGCCGATCTCATGATTAATGCCAGATCTGAGATGGTTCGAGCTACGGCAGCAAACTCAATCCTTACGCATCTTACTAAACCAAAGGAAGTAGGGCCTCTTATCAATTTAAATATAGGGGATACTTCTGGTATGGCAGAGCTAAAGGATCTTTTACGTAATGTTGCAGTGCAACAAAGAGAGGCAATTCAAAATGGTGTACCTACTCATCTAATTGCAGCTCAGAAGATAATTGATGTGACTATTGATGAAACCGCGGAGAATGTTTGATGCAGCTCCTTAAGCAAGAGCTTGATGAGTGGTTGGATCAGGTTGATTATTCAACCCTAAATTCCACAGATTATCTGCCTTCTGAGTTTGCCCTAATCTTTATGAATTTTATAAAACTAGTGAATGGCGTTACAGGTGAAAGTCATAAGACTCCGCCAGTTCATCTGAAGATGCTCGACAAAATCCCCACCAGTGGTTCTTATATAGCTAATCTATGTTTCCGTGGGGCAGCTAAGACCACCTTGTTTATGGAGTATCTGGCTCTATTTATTGGGGTGTTTGGTCACTTACCTAATTTTGGTGATGTGACGGGTATGATTTATGTATCTGATTCCATGGAAAACGGTGTAAAGTCTGCCAGAAAGAACATTGAATTTAGATACCAAAGTAGTGATTTTCTTAAAGAGTGGATTCCAGACGCTATCTTTACGGATAACTATATTGAGTTAATTAATAAAGAAGGTCACCGCCTTGGTATTAAGATGTTTGGTTCAAAGACAGGCCTTCGTGGTACTAAGATCTTTGGAAAAAGACCTGTCATTGCAATCTTAGATGATCTGGTATCGGATGATGATTCTAAATCTAGGGCTGCTATGTTAGCTATTAAAGATACAGTTTATAGAGGAGTAAATCACGCTCTTGATCCCACACGTCGCAAAGTAATCTTTAATGGCACACCATTTAATAAAGATGATATCTTGATTGAAGCGGTTGAGTCTGGTGCCTGGGATGTAAACGTATGGCCTGTGTGTGAGAAATTCCCCTGTACTAAGGAAGATTACGTGGGAGCATGGGAAGACAGATTCTCGTTTGAGTATGTTTCTGCTCAATATGATATGGCCGTTAAGACTGGAAAGCTAGCTGGCTTTTTCCAAGAGCTAATGCTTCGTATTACATCTGATGAAGAGCGTCTTGTCCAAGAAGGTGAGATAAACTGGTACAATCGTAAAGAACTTCTTAAAAATAAAAGCACTTTTAATTTTTACATTACCACAGATTTTGCTACCTCTGCTAAGAAGACTGCTGATATGAGTGTCATCAGCGTGTGGGCATACAATCACTTAGGTCAATGGTTCTGGGTCGATGGAGTGGCTGCTAGACAGACAATTGATGTAACCTTTAATGATCTCTTTAGATTGGTGCAACAGTACAAACCACAGCAAGTTGGTATTGAGGTTACAGGGCAACAGCAAGCTTATATAAAGCTATTGCAGGCAGATATGATGCGCAGGAATATCTGGTTCAACTTTTCTAGTTCGGAGAAATCAGGAGAACCTGGTATACGTCCTGTGATGGACAAGCTTTCGAGATTCAATCTTGTTGTTCCTTGGTTTAAATCTGGTATGATGTTTTTTCCGGAAGAATTAAAGACTTCGGTCATCATGGGTTTGTTTATGGGTCAAATTAGGCTTGTTACAATGAGCGGTCTTAAAGGTAAGGATGATTGTCTGGACACAATCTCTATGCTCGGATACTTAACAGCTTGGAAACCATCTGAAGCTGCACCTATACATGAGCCTAATGGTGGATTAGATTGGGGTGATGAAGTAGATGATCGAAGGCACAGTGCTATGTCTTCTTATATTGTGTGAGGTCTAGACATCATGCTGAAACTGTATGACTTTTTACGGGATCTCTCGCATGGTGAGCTGTCTAATTTATCTATGGCGGGAGATGGCAATGGCTCAATTACGCTAGCTACACAGCCTAAGGTTGCATTGTACGTCAATGATGGACTTCTCCGATTATACTCTAAATTTGTGCTTAAGGAAAGTGACCTTTACCTAAATTTGCTACATACATTTACGCATTATCATCTAATTGAGCGGTTTGCGGAGAACTATACTCCGATTGATGAAAATGATGATGAACCAGTCAGATACATCAAGGATCTTCCTGGTGAACGGTTTACTGGCGATCTCTTAAAGATACTTAAAGTATTTGATAGTTCTGGGCATGAAATGCCTTTGAATGATGTAAACAATACTTATTCTTTGTTTACTCCGCAGTTTAATACTCTTCAAGTTTTAGATCCGGTTACTGATTCTGTTTTAAGTGTACATTACCAATGTAAACACGCAAAAATTGTTGGTGAATCTGCTGAGATTTTAGATATTCCAGAAGTACTAGAATCTGCGCTACGTTCATTTGTTGCATACCGTGTGTTTAGTGATATGAACACTAAAGATAGCACTGGAAAATCTATTGAACACTTTACAATGTATGAAAAATTGTGCCAAAATGCTCTTGACGGAGATCTGGTAAGTACCAGCACATCCAGTTTAAATACACGATTCTCTCAGCGTGGTTGGGTGTAAACATGACTTCACGTCCTATTTATGATCCTATGTCTGGGGTTCCTTCAGAGATTGATCGCCGCATTGGTACTGCGTACGCTACGGTTAAAACTGTAGCTGATAATCTCTTAGAGATTAAATATGTTGTTGAAAACATGCAGGCTATTCATGATACCGCATCTACTGCCGCGACAATCGCTACCTTAACCGCTGCCTTACAAGACTTAAACGCCCGGTTTGTAGCTTATGTTGCTACTCACCCGTAAAGCAATGTTATGATCGAAATTACATATTAAGTAGGATAGACCAATGCCAGATCCGGACTTTCGATCATTTGCAGATTTCCTTGTAGAAACCGAAGCTGACGAGTCATCTAGTCGTGTGTTCGTCAAGAGTCCTGGAATTGTAGGTCCTCAAGGTGTTGCCGGTCCTGCTGGTGCTACCGGTCTTCGCGGTCTTACAGGTCTCACTGGTTCTATTGGTGCTACTGGTCCTATTGGTCCCTCTGGTGGTGCTACTGGTGCTACTGGTCCAACTGGTCTAACTGGTCTTACCGGTCCAATTGGTCCTACTGGTCCAATTGGTCCAATTGGCCTTACAGGTCTTACGGGACCAAGTGGTGCTTCATCTTATAATCCAGCTACGGTAGCAATCACCGGAGGCGAAATCAATGGAACCACAGTAGGTGCAAGCACGCCAGCGACAGGTGCATTTACTACAATTAATTCAACGGGCGCAGCTACATTTGGAAGCACAGTAGCAATTACTGGTACGGCCACAGCACCCACGGCGGCGTTTGGAACCAACAACACTCAGATTGCCACTACTGCATTTGTTACTGGTTTTAATGCGCTAAAATTAGGTGCGCAGGGGGTGCTTCCAGTTAACGTTGATTTTAATCTTTTGATTACTCCTGGTGTATGGTATCAAGGAGTTACTGGCGGGACACTGACTAATGCTCCCGCTGGAATGACGAATTTTGCTAAATATATTCTGACAGTATTTGACAGCGGCGCTTCTTCCTTAGTGCAGACGCTTTATGGGCAAGATGGGGGGCTTCTTGGTAAAGTATTTACCAGAAACCTACAAGGTGCTAGTTGGTATCCTTGGTCGTCACAAGCTCAATTTTCTGTAGATGTTGTTAGTCCTGCATTGCAAGGCTTTACATTCTTTGAAAAAACAATAAATGAAAGTATTAACGGGACTGATGGTGCGATAGGTAAAGTTGATGGTTTTAAGATTGTTCATGATTACGGTGGTGCTACTGCAAAAGGCGGTAGGCATGGTTTAGAAGTTTTTTCCCGCCTTACTGCAGCTACTTCTTCAACTAATCCTGATAGAAACTATGTTGGTGCAGCCTTTATTGGGGAGGCATTAAGTTCTGATGGTGGCACGGCGGGTTCTCCACGTGGCGCGGTATTTGGTATAAATCCAGTAGTTTCTATGGGGGCTCCCGCAACTCATTTTTTAAATGCGGCGGGGATGGAAGTAAATACAAATTGCACTACCGGCTCCAGTGTGTATTATAAAGCAGGTATTCAAATTGCTGGATTTGCTACTGATACGGTACAAGGCTCTGTTTATGACGCCTATCTGTCAATATCATCTCAAATAGGTGCGGTAGGGGCTAGAACTGGTATTTTATTTAGTGCAGCTAATAGTAAGCAACCGATTTCATCAAATGGTGCTTTGATTGAAACCGTAGGTGCTAGCACAATAGCTTACGGTATTAAATTAAATACTTACACATTTAGCACAGCAGTGTTTAGTTCTAATGATTTTGCTATCAGCAATGCTGGCAGTATTGCTATGACAGCGGCTGGTGCGCAAATTGAATTAGGTTCTAAAACTACAGCTGG